GACGGCTTCGAGCTGGTCAACCCGACCACCTCCGTGTCGATGACCATCAACGGCCCGGCGCCGATCATCCTGGCGATGTTCTTCAACACCGCGCTCGAGCAGCAACTCACCAAGTTCAAGATTCAGAACGGCCGCGACGCCACCGACGACGAAGTCCAGAAGATTCGCGCCTGGGTGCTCTCCAACGTGCGTGGCACGGCCAACACTACTTGTTATGTAGATATGAGACAATTCTATTTCCAAGCTGTCTTGCAGTATTTAGGCAATAATGAAGATATTAATGCAGTCTCAGATTCCGAATTCATAAAGGCTAAACTAAATACAATCCTAACGGAAGAATTTGTCAATGCCATCAAGACTGTTTATAATCGCATAATCTTAATACAATACTACGTGTCTCAACTATCTAATAGATTTAACCAACTTATTGTACATAATCAAAGTATCACCCCGAACCTTATTCCATATACAAGACCTAGCAAGACTACTTACGTCAATATGGCAACAGGGGCCTATCATTCGCGATCTCATGATTTTCCACCAGAAGAACCCATTCTAAGTGATGACCAACTTATGGTAGTTCGTGACCCAATGACTCTTCCAAACAGTATGACTACGGCAGCTTTAGCCGCATATATTAGCAATCGCATCGCAACTGACTTAGAAAGAACTCAGGACGTAAGACAGAAAAAGGAGAAAGGTCCTAGTATTACTAAGGCAAGTATAGCCAATCTCATCAATAAGATTGGAAGTATGCCAGAGAAGCGTGTAGAAGAACTTAAGAAGAATAAGAATAAGTATTTCGAAGGAGATGAGGAACTTCTGACACAACAATATCTAAATACAATCCAATTGAGAAAGAATCTGAACATCAACTATTCACGATTCTATCATAGTCTATTTTCTAATTGGGATAGTGTAGAAGAGCTAATTACCACTCATCCAACAGTAGCCGAAATCTTCCTAGCAGGTATCCCTGATGATCAGGTCGAAACAGTATTGAATAGTTGGAAGATAGTTCTGAACCTATTTAGTTCTCCTATTGCGAATAGCATGATTGAAAGAGTCTATGTCTATCAGACAGACCGTTATGGTGATCGAGGTCTTCTGGCAACTTATGGTCCTGGAGGAGTGAATTCGCCAATAAAGATTGCGACGCATATACAGGATCAGAGTGATGAATGGGTTGCTACTCCAACACAACCTACAGCTAATGGAATGACTAATGAGCAGATAATCACTAAGAAACTGAGCGAATTTCTTCTTGCAAACATTGACGATTCTCTCAAATGTTATCAGAGTATGCAACCAAGCGAAGCAATAGCTCCTAATACAGCAGATGAATTCCTAATGCATACACTATTGCAAGATATATATGATGTTTATTATAAACTATTTCAACATGAACGCACGAATCAAGCTAAGATGTATAGTGGATTTGTGTATCGATTACTCCAACTGATGGTAGTAGCAACAGAAACTTACTTCTTACCCGAAGAGACCAATGAACATTTGAATAATCTACGCATACAGAGAAGGCCACAGAAAAAGGTTGCGAAAGATTCATTTACTGCTGAAATGGCTCGTCTACACAGATTTGGAGATCTTATAGCCGAAGAAGACGTCGAGCCTGAACCTGGTACTGGATTAACAGTTGGTGACACTAGTAGAGCTGCAATTGATGCACCAACACTGGAAGGAACTGGAACAGGTGCTGATGTTCATGAATATGGTGGTGAAAATGCTGATGTTGACGATGCCAATCCTGACAATGCTTTCGGAACATACCTTGATGTGGATAGATTCAATGATGGTGGAGATATTGATGATACTGAACAGGATAATGTCTATACAGATGCAGCTTGGGATCTTGATGGTTAAGAATCCTACCCCAAAATAAAACTTTAAATACTTTGCATATCCAATTAGGATCAAAAGAACATTATTAATAGCTAAATTCATAATGTCAAAGTTTACGATAAATGGCTGATTTATCTGTTATGATAAATCAGCCATTTACGATAAATGGTTGATTTTTACGGGGTACGAGTAAATTTGCAAACTATAGCGTAAGTGTTTGTTTTTCTGGTAAATGAGAACAAAACAAGCTAAAGGGATATTTTATTAGTGACCATAACATAATGAAGGTAAGACGTAATAGATAGTAAGAATGAATATTTCTATTGTATTCAATTATGGGTTCTAAAATGACTTTGTCCATGATTCTATCGATTATTTTTATCAGCTTATAATCCTCTTGACAGAGACTCTTTAGAGAATGAGTATCATTTAGTTCGATCATTTCAATGTTATATGTGTGTGCCATTTTCCTTACAGGTTCGATATCACAGATAGTATCTTTTAATCCATGAATTATAACAATGTTTTCAGTATCAACATTCAATGGTAAATACATTCGATGTTTAGCTACTAATGACATCGCACATGCCAATATTATTGAAGGGCCATCCCATACCCCAAATTGTAAAAGCAACATTAAAATTATCGAACCATATGAAGAACCTACGATCATGTCTGGTTTAAAATTTCTAACTTCGCTAATTATCTTAGCCATGGAAGACCATATATTCTTAGGTGTTGTTAAATGTGGGCAACTAAAGTTTTTATAGTGGCTATGTAATGTATTTGCTTTTAAGCTAGTGGGACCACTTTCTAAACCATGGATAAAAAGCACTTTTGTATTTTTGTTATTTGACCTAGGCGACAAGGTTTCTTTGATTAATAATTCTCTCCTTTCTGAAGATTTAGATGTTTTTTGCATAAAGTGTAATTTATATATAAGGGTATTTAGGGTCCTTTAGCTTCGGTCAATATATTATGTTTTACTTTGAATTGGCAGTATACATATTATATATAAAAAATGAAAAAAATTTTTAGAAGCACTAGCCAAGTCTCAACATCTCTCGACAGCACTATGTCTACTACAAACACTACCATTACTACTACCCAAACCTCGGCCCCGAGCACGACCTCGAAGAATGCCAAGAAAGTTTTCGCTCCAAGCAAGTCAACGGCCGCTGCTCCTACCGCCGCCGTTCCTGCTGCGACTACTGCTCCTACTCCTGCTGTTCAGGAAATCGTGACTCCACCTGTGGAACCGAAGCTTGAGCAGAAGCTTGAGCAGAAGCTTGAGCAGAAGGTTGAGCAGAAGGTTGAGCAGAAGCTTGAGCAGAAGCTTGAGCAGAAGTTTGAGCAGAAGCTTGAGCAGAAGGTTGAGTCTTCGCCAGTCCTGGCAGCCGTGGCTTCCAAGCCTATCACTGTCTCTGACGATGATGACAATGATGGAGAACAGGATGCTGAGGCACAAGCTCGGGCGCTCGAGGAGGAGGAGGAAGGAACAGACATGAACATTGATGCTCCTGTGGTTGCTGCGGCAGCTTCGGTGGCTTCGGTGGTTTCGGCGGCTGCGACAGCTACCCCAGCTGCGGCGGCTTCGGCTGTTTCGGCGGTTTCGGTGGTTTCGACTGTCACCTTCGACTCGTGCCTTGAGCAATTGGGTGAGAACATGAAGGAATCCTACACTCTGGACCAAGACGGTGCGCCTGTCGAATTGTCTGTTGATCAACTGGCCGAGATCCAGATCACGATCGACTCCGTCAAGGAGCGTGCCAAGGAAGTCTTCGAGCCCTTCTTCGCGCCTCTGATTGCTCAGATCGAAATTCAGAAGAAGCAAGTCCTTGCCTTGAGCGCACAGATTGGAAGTGGCAAAGGTGCGGTGGCAACTACGGCTGTCGCTCTTGATGAGAATGCCGAGATTCCTACATCTGCATGGATCATTGCCAATCGAAAGAGCAAGTCCGGCAAGGATCTTACGGGTTACAACTGCTTCACCATGTGGTACATGGCGAAGAACAAGAGCGGCTTCCCGCCCAAGGGTCTCTGGGATCAACAGAACAAAGCTGCCTGGAACACCTTGGCCAAGGAAGTGAACTCGGGCGGTGGTGCGACGGCAAGTTCTGGAACCGTATCTACTTCTGCTTCGGCGGCAGTTGCTGCGGCAGCCATTGAGTTGCCGCAGACGAAAGGAAAGGGTCAGAAACTGACCGCCTACAACATGTACACAATTGAGTACATGCAGAAGAATCCAGGCGGTGGTTTTCCGCCCAAGGGTTCATGGGCCAAGGTTCCGAAGTCCGAAGTCGCTCGCTACCAAGCACAGGCCGATGCTCTCAAGGCTCAACGCGCTTAAACATTCAACAATCACACACCTACAACCTCAAACACTCAACAATACACTACTTTGGTTTTAGTTTGCTATTAAAGATGTAGCTGAAAGGCAAAGTAATATTAGTGTGTGTAATTACCAACGGCACGACTTCTTGACCAAGGGCAATATAAACTTGAATGCCGACATCTAGAGGTTCATGTTATCTGCGAAGCAACAACCGTTGGCAGAGGTTTTCCAAGTAAGCGTAAGCACGAAGATCCAATCTAGAAGCCACCAAAATACCACAAGAGTCCGATCACGATCATTATCATTACACTCTTTTATCAGTCCATCAATTTCATTGATAAAATAAGATCACTTTACTTTGCTGCTTTTAGGTCACATCACGCTTTCAGTCATAAGTCTGCAGGTACATAAGACCTGTAAACAAGTTTACTAGATAAGAGATTATCTTCATTACGAACCACAAAAAAAGAAAATTCGCTTTCTTGTAGACCTTTTATTTGGCTTACATCTTCTATGTTAGCATTCTTATTATCATTACTATCACTACTATCACTACTATCATTACTATCACTACTATCACTACTATCACTACTATCATTATCACCATTTTCTTGGGAAATATAGTAAATTACGCATTTTATAGTTAAACTCGAAAGACAATTGAGTCACTGAAAATTAAATAATTTACAAATTTTATCAATATAGATTGACACTTTCTACCTAGTGGCAACAGCATAGATATAAAAATCATCTAATAAAGTAAGAAGACGAAATGTCTAAAGAAAGTAAAACATCAAGACATCTTATTAAGAAGCCTGTTTTAGCAAACAAAGGAAGGAAAAGAATAGGTGTTGAAAATCGAAAGATCTTACATCCTAGACCATATTGTCTAAATGATGGTTGTCGTTGCCTACCTGGTTTTAGACCCGTTAAATGTGGTTGCAAACAGTGTAATTCAGGATCAGCAGCTGCAGATGAAGTTACTCAGATGAAAACATTGTTCGATAATATGATGGACCCTTTCATGCCAATTTACAAATGTGTTAATTTTGTTTGTAGAGGACGTAATTGTAATTACTCTTATGCAGAGAAATGTAGATGCCGTAATCAAAAATGTCAGGTGGAATTAGGAGTATCTGGTACGGGCGAAACAACCATTAGAAGAGTTGGAAATTGTGGAAAGAATTGTGATAATGATAATGCACAAAACTTCTTTGACAGACAAAACAACGATTTTGATAACCAATTCAACTTTAATAATAATAGTTTAGATAGACCAAATTGTCCCGGAGCAGCCATACAGCCATTACCTTTTGTGGGAGAACCTAATTGTGGTCGCCGTTGTGTAGCAGGTAATAACAATAATGCAGTAAATGAATTCGATAGAGAGGCTGATCGTTTTGATAATCGCTTCTTGTTAGGTGATTATCAATTCCAAGAAGCGTAGATATTAGGAGGGGGAATTGTTTATAAAAACTGTATAAGTACAACGTATGAATACGTTTCTTTTGAACCTTTATAATAAAGGAAACTATTATAAGGGAATGTCATAATGTTTCATAGTAAATATGATATGCTAAGGGATATGAATAGAGAAACTACAAAAAGGCCTAAGAATTATTCGTTAAGAAAGAAACAAGATATTACAAAAACTACACAAAATGCACAAAATACACAAAATGTACAAAATGTACAAAAAATAAATACCATAAACAAAGAATCCAAAGAAACCATAAAAGAACCCATAAGAGAACAAAAAGAATCCATAAAAGAATCCATAAAAGAACCCATAAGAGCACAAAAAGAATCGATAGAAGATTCCATAAAAGAATACATAAAAGAAACGATAAAAGAACCAATAAAAGAACCAATAAAAGAACCAATAAAAGAACCAAAAGAATTCATAAAACCAAAAGAAGAACCCATAAAACTAAAAGAAGATACGAAATTAACAAAAAATAATAGGGTACTTAAGCAAACAAAACATAAAAAACTCGTATTAGCAGGGGGAGGATTAAAGGGACTTGCATATGTTGGAGCTGTAAAGGCGCTTAGAAAAATAAAGGTCTTAGATCATATAGATGAGGTAGTGGGTTGCAGTATAGGTGCAGTATTTGCCCTATTAATTGTGTTGGACTATTCGGACGAAGAGCTGCATGATTTCTTGTTACATTTTCACTATGATCAGTTAAAGGACTTAGATTTTTTTAAGATAATGACAGAATGGGGAGTAGAATCTGGGTCAAAAATAGAGACATTTTTAATACAGTTGATTAAGAATAAGACTGGATTAGACGATCCCACATTTGCAGAATTATACAAGAAAGTAGGTTTATCTCTGGTTGTAAATGCTGTTGCTTTGGACGATTTTCAGTTATATTATTTTGGTCTACGTGAAAGCCCAAATATGAAAGTAGTAAAGGGAATAAGAGCTAGTATCTCAGTACCTGGGTTATTTACTCCGGTTAGGTATAATAATCATCTATTCGTTGATGGGGGATTGGTAAATAACTTTCCGATTGATTACTTCAAGGATAAAAACGTTCTAGGTTCTACTATTTTAGGTCTGTGTTTTGAGCACTTAGTAAGACCACCAGGCATGAAGAATCTTAATGGTGTTAATGCTTATATTTCATCTATAATGGCTTGTGTATTAAATAGAATAGAAAGTACAGGAGAAGTTTTACGAAAGACACAATACCTTTTTAAGGAAAATCCAATGATTATATCTATTCCTACTGGAGATATTACGGCTTTCCAAGCTACTTTAGATCGTACTAAACGACTTTATCTTTATCACCATGGAGAACAGGCAATATTAAAAGCTTTCGGATCTCATTCACTCAATATATCAGTAAATAAGAAGCTTAGACGTAATAGTATCTAATTCTTTTTTGTTAACTATGCGATAAAATGGTTATTTTATCGTATATAAACGAAATATTCTTTTAACAATCAATAGACCATACTAATTAGCTAATTATATAATTAGCGTTGGAGAAGCACAGTTATTGTAAGCAGTGTTATAGCAGCTAGTATAGTCTAGAGAGTTAACACATTGGTTAGCAGCTAAGTCAGTACAAGAGTCTGTACCTATGACAGTAGTCGTGGGCCACCAGCTCGAACTATAGTATGGCCACCATGAGCCATTACCCCACCAACCATTATTCCAGTTGTTCCAACCCCATCCGTTGCCCCATCCACCGTTGCCCCATCCACCGTTGCCCCATCCACGATTCCATCCACGATTGCCCCATCCACGGCCACCCCATCCGCGGCCACCCCATCCCCTACCTCCAAAACCACGGTTTCCGAAACCACGGCTTCCAGAAATTCCACGGCTTCCAGAGAATCCTCGGCTTCCAGAGAATCCTCGGCCACCAGAACCTCCAAATCCTCTACCTCCCGATCCACCACGACCACCAGAACCACCACGACCACCTCCTCCTCCACGGCCTCCGACCTGTTCGCAACCTGATGTTCCTACCTTACCGGCATTCTCGATTCCATAAGGTAAAACACCAGAAGGATCGTCGATTTCGGCTTGGGTATATTCGTCCTCATTCCATCCACCAGGAGTGTATCCGGGCATTTCCGTGCTGTCAGTAGCTCCAGAATTGTATGTCGCAATTTGAGGATATTCTTGATCAGTGTTAAAATATCCGAACAAAGAGCATATCAAGCATAATGCAAGTAGCACTAAAAGGATAGTTGACAAATCCATATTCTATATAATATCGTATATAAAACCTTCGGGTAAATTAATCATTTTAGATATTTTTTACCTTCTTTTTTCCAAATAATAACAATCTAAGGACCCTTGTACCCGAAGTACTAAAATACTGAACTACTATCGTTCTTGTAAATAATTGTATGTATTCTAAAAAAGAAAAAAACAAGAAAACCAAAAAATGATGCTCGATCTTCGTCGGATCTATTAGACAATTTTAAGGATTTTATTTAGAGAACGTACCCAATCCAGACATGGAAAAGATCAAGATAGTTCCGAAGTTTCAATTGGACCCGATGTTGCCAATCAAGACGTTTTTCAACAAGTTAATGTACATCTTTAGTGAAGAGTATCCTGAGGGAGATGTAGGAGGTAATTTTACATCACCACCTCCTACAAAGAGTTCCTCTAGTTCAAGTTCTTCACAGATACCTTCCACTAATTTTACTGGTGCTAAAATACATATACATTTGATGTCACCAGAGGGTGAGAGTGATGAAAAACATACTGAAAAGATTGATAGTCTGTTATACGAAGCATGTGGTAGCAGTTTTTCATATGAAGTAGAATTAACTACTGGTTACATTCCAGATGCTGATTTGGCCGATGCTGAAGATGCTGATGAGGAAGAAATTAAAGGACGGTCTTATTATAGCATCAATGTTTGGCCTATCGTTAACGTCAATACCAATCCTAGTACAGGTTCAATTACTTCAAGCTGTTCTACGAGTCTATCAGATGCTAAGAAGATTAGACCAGTGATACAAAACAAATTACAATTAAACCCTACACAAATTGCAGAAGTGAGAGCAGGTCTGGAGTATTACAAGAACATTACAGATCGCATGGTCAGGAGTGAAGAAAGTTTAGATCAACTTGAGAAACAAATGTTAACATTTAACAATCGATATCGTGATCATGTTCGTCAGAAGTTTGTGGAACTCTTCATAAGAAATAAAGATACGATAGAGGCATTGAATATTAAACCTGAACTAATACAATGGTTTCCTATCTTAATCGAAAGGGAAATAGCACTTTATTCTATTAAACGTTGTCAACTTAGGGTGGCAGATTGGTCAAATCCTGTATTTCAACAGTTTTATCTACATAAATCGTTATCAATCAGAGATAATCTAGATCCACAAAGCTATATACAGAATAAGAATCTTCTACCTAAATTACTACAACATAGACTAGGTCCATTAGATCTTGTAATTGCAAAACCTCAAGAACTTTTTCCAGAGAGATGGGTCGCGATAGAACAAGAGAGATTGAGGATGGCAGAAGCCAGTTCAAAGCAGAGTATGGCAGGTACTACTACCCTATTTAAGTGTGGTAAATGCAAGGGTACGATTTGTCGGTACATGGAACAGCAGACACGTAGTTGTGATGAGGCTATGACAACCTTTATTACGTGCATGAATTGTGGTAATCGTTGGAAAGAGTAATCTGGCTAAAATTAATATCTCCTCTCATTTCACCCCTATCTCTTAAGCCCAACTCCATTAATCGCTTTGGCGTCCTCTTCGAAATAGTTCCGAAGTTGATATTATAAAAACACTTTAAGCTGGCAAAGTGTTTTTTTGTTTCATCGTATCATTGCTTATGAACGGATGCTGATCGGCCTGTTGGCGGACGGCCATATTCTGGTTGAAGGAGCGGTGAACTGCACCCGATGAAAATCGCCTTGTATGCCTTTGCTTAATACGTTGATTGCCCGCGTTTTTGAAAGATAAAAATATAGACTTGTATATTTTTATCGGCCGCAACGATCACGATCTTCCTGTGAAAATGCGCACTTGTCGCCACGAGTCGTCTTACTCACAGCCGCACTACACGCGCTCATGACGGCACAGACGCCTTCCTCATTGTAACCATAATCAATCGCTGATTCGCGACAGATACCCATCTTTCTCGCTTCCTGGATTGCATCCTGATTGGCGCCCAAATAGATAAAATGCCACGAATACTTCTGCTGTTGGTGATTGACCCTGGTAAACACCTCATCTTGAGTATATCTACGACTGGCATTCTCCTCTCCATCTGTGAGGACGACCATGGTTACATTCCGTGGTCTCTCCTCTTCTGGAAGACTGGCTAACTCCTTTCCTAAATCATCGATCGTAATAGCCATCGCATCATATAATGCAGTGCTACCATCTGGTCTAAACGTCTTGGCATTCATATCTCTGACTTCGTGAATATCGATAGGAACTATCGGATCACACTTGGTACTAAATGTGATAAGGCTAAATTTTACCTTACCTTTCTCATTCTCTTTCTTTTGTTCGGCTATGAACTGGTTAAAACTCTTGATAGTCGTCTCTTTGATGTCTTCCATAGAGCCCGAACTATCCAGCAGAAATACGATTCGACTTGTGTCCTTCATTTACTTAGTATGATAGGCTGACAAAGTTATACGAAATTAATAATATTTCAATTTTTAGTAGTTGAAACTCCAAATACAGGGTGTGGTTACTTACCGGTCCCGAAGTCGATGACACAACGGAAGATCGTATCGTGCGGACAAAGTCGCAGGTTTATTGCTTCTCTCCTTCAGTTCTATTTTTATGTCTATGTTTCTCATATATTCTTAAATCAGTAGCTTTGAGTTTATTAAATTTATCATGTGATAGCGCAGTTCTGTGTTGCATTTTTCCAGTATCTAAAAAGTTTACTTTTATAATTTGCTTGTCATGAATGTGAATATCCTTCTCACTTTCAAATGAATTTTTACATTTTTCTCCTAAAGTCGAAAAATCAGTCATTTTATCGCAAGCAGATGAAAATTTAGATAATAGCGAGACGCCAAGATTACTTGGCTTTAAATCTCCATGAATAATTCCCATATTATGCATTTTATCAATCGTTTCTTTGATCATATTTTGCTCCATATCGGATAATGGCCTTCTTAACAAAATATCCTTAAGAGAACAATCCATGAGTTCCATTATGAGGAAAGCGTAGTGGATATCATAGTCTTTTACAACAAAAGCGTCATGGAATACTGGACCCAGACCCATTTTATGCATTTCGGATAAGGACATCATCTCCCTTACGAACTTCTTCATGGGCATCGATCTTTTACCAATGAATTCAGAATGAAAAAAAGGTTTTAAATCACTACATGTAAAACACTTAGGAATGCCAATTTCATCGACGGATACACTAGATGAACTACTATCAGAAGAACTATCATCGTTGTCATGTCCTCTTTTATATTTGGTTTTTTTGTGGTCATAATAATGACCTGATCGTAAAACTACCATCTTAATGGCTACATCCATGTTATTATAGATTCCAGACCAAATAAGACCATAACAACTGCTATTAGAAATTATTTCTTTAAACTCAATCTTGGTTTGTAATTCTTCTTTTTTGTAGACTGTTATCTTCATGATAACTATCTCTTTATATTATAAGAAGGAAATCAGTTACTTGCCTATACTTTTATTCTATTTGTTTGCATTTTTACTCGTTACCTCATAAAAATTAGCCATTTATCGTAACCAGAAAATCAGCATTTTACTCGTTACCTCATAAAAATTAGCCATTTATCGTAACCAGATAAAATTTGCATTTTTCTCCTAACGTCGCAAAATCAGCATTTTACTCGTTACCTCATAAAATTAGCCATTTATCGTAACCAGATAAAATTTGCATTTTACTCGTTACCTCAAAATATGGCTAAGGAAAAAATGACAAAAATATTCTGTTACTACTACTAAAATATATTATAAATCAAATAAATGGATATCGTTAACTTAGGTCAAGGGAAAAAGGGACAGATAGGTTCGATAGGGCCACAAGGGGTACAACAAACTAGAAATACCATGAGCAGTACGATACGGGAATTCGAAGAGGATACTTTTTGTATTACAGAGGAATGCGTACCAATAATGTTAAAAGCATTTGCGTCTGGTACGAGATTTACGGCTACTATTAGAGAATGGGAAGGAAGAGATACAGGTAATGTTTTTGTTGGAAGGCACCTTCTAGTATTAGATACTAACTATATTAGAGTTACGAATGATGAAAGGAGAAAGTTATTACCAATTCTTAGGAAATTATATATAAAATTGTCAAGTAGAAGCCAAAAATAAGCCTAAACATAATATACATGCATTAATATTATGTTAAAAAATTGATGATTTTTGTAAAGGATAGAATATATATCTTAACACATTCTCTACTACTATGTCCATGCCATCCTTCATTTCATCGGTTATTGCCGATTATACTACTACTAAAACTTCTGATACTTCGAAAACTTCGGAAACTCAAGAGTTTGGTCCTCTTCAGATCGTCGATCCTGTTACGACTGGACCTGTCGCAGTGGGTTCACATGCCGACATTCCTGTTGGCACCGTCTTCGTCGAAGGTCTTACCGATCAGACCAAGAAGATCATCTGCCCAGTCTTGCCTACCCCCTATGAGAAGGCGCATGAGTTGCAGAAACTCTTGGATGACTGGGATCCCAAGAGCCTCAAGTTCCAGCGTGCTGGTGATGGTACGTTGGTGCGCCTCTTTTACTATGGAGGAAAGTGGCTCAAGGCGACGAACTTCTCATTGGATCTGGAGAAGGTGAATCCGGCACTTTCGCAGACGAAATCATTCGACATGATGTTTTCGGAGGCTGCGGAAAAGATGCAGTTGAACTACAGTCAGTTGCAGACTGACCGTGTCTACTTCTTCTTGCTCGAGCACCAGGAGAACATCATCATCATCCAGCATACCCAGCCCAATCTTGTGTTTGTTGGTTCCGTGAAAGTCTCGCAGAAAGCGCCGTTCTATGACGTCGAGAGTCTCGATCTGGAGTGTCCTGCACTTCCTGCTCCTAACGGACAGAATCTCTCGATGAGCTTCGATGACGTGATGTCGACACCGGCTCTCCGCAATTCGCTTCTTGGCAATTTGCCATCTGTTCCTGGATCCAACCAAGATGATGACAACGACAAGCCAACAAAGATTGATTTGAAGAGTCCGGTCAATTTTGTGGGTCTTATTGCCACAAAGTTCGACAAAGATGGTTTCTCACGTTTTCGTCTGGATAGCAACGATTACAAGGCGGCCAAGGAACTTCGTGGTCGTGGCTCTGCGAACGATCGGCGCTTCCGACTTCTTACGATCTTGTGCGGCAGTACGAAGCTATGCAACGATGCCGAAAAAGAACGCAAGTTGAAACAGTTCATCCATGTCTTGCCCAACTACTTGTCACTCGTGAAACAACTCAACGTGGAACTCGACGAGCTCTATCATGTCGTCTTTACCTTCTACCTGATGTTCTTCAAGGATTCCAACAGTGAACTCGTTGCACAAAGTTTCGTGAAG